GCACTTCTGCCGCCATTTTGGCAATACCGTGTTATGCCTCGTTGTATTTCGTTCGTTCTTTGTCTGTCCATTTTGTTCTGTCTGTTGTGAGTTGGCTTGGTAGCTCTTTTGCATTTTTCTGTTTGGCTTTGTGCGGTTGGGAAAATGCAAATGTGCTACCAAATGCGTGGGTTTAGGTTTGTCCGTTGATTTTATTTTTTGTTAGTTGATAAATAGCAGCTTTCAAAACTTGCCAACAAATTTTTGCTGTATGTTCGTCAGGGTTAAACCTTGAACTTACTTGTTCGTATGGGTGAATATAATTTCTGAAATTTCGTAATGAATGGCTAAAACTTTTTACGTCCTCTTTTAGTAAGCCAAGTTCGTGTGCGGTATCAATAAAGTTGCTTAGTGTCCATTCGTGATACAATTTTACTTTTCCATCTTTGTCTTTGGGTGATGTCTTGGCTTGATTAAATTCTTTTGGAAATTTTGAAGCTATCCCTAATAAAATTCCCTCCAAAGTACTACCCGATAAAAAAATAACGGATAACGGTGCTTTGCTATTCAAACAAATTTTAATCTCGTCAAACCTAAGATTAAGTGTTTCAGTTATGATTGTATCTAACCCTAATTTATCCAATGAAATTTCATTAAATTCTTTTTTAAGAAAATCATCTTCTTTGATTTCTATTTTCTCTTCAAAATCAATTTTACCTGCTTTGGCAAATGTAATTTCTCTTTCGTTTCTGACTACCTGCCAACTGTCAAAAGCAAGATACTGATTAAACTTTTTTATAAATTTGTCAAGCTCTGCAAAACGTCCAACAAAATTTACAGGTGCAAAAAGTTTCCGAATACATTTATCAAGTTCAGGTGTGCCGTTAATTTTTGAAAGTTTATCATCTGTGTAAATCCAACGTGAAGGAAAAACTCCGCCTCTGTTGTAAGTGTCGTTTGCTCCTAAATCATTAAAAAAATCAACAAGCTTTGGACCCGAACGATATTCAGTTTCCTCATTGATTAAGTTCCTTAATTTTTCTAATGTTTTCTGTTGTAATAACATTATAAAGTCATTGAATTATTTTGTTGCGATTGCATAATACTTTGCTCTTTCTTCTTTAAACATTCTTAATTGTTCAACGTGTTCTTTGTACAATTTGTGAAGTCCGTTTTTAGATGTTTTTTGTTCGGGAAAAGTCAAAGCGAATGCTTCTAAATCGTTAGTATGAATTGCAGTTTTTGGAACAAATTCTTTGATTTTTTCTAATGCACTCAAATAATACGTTTCGCTGATTTCACAAGCGGTTAAACTCAAACCTGCATTATAACAAGCAATTGCAATCGTTCCACTTCCTAAATGTGTATCTAAAATCTTGTCGCCTTGTTTGGCGTACATTTTCAAAAGCCATTCGTAAAGTTCAACGGGTTTTTGTGTAGGGTGGATTTTGTTTTTATTTTTTCTAACGCTGAACTCAAAAATTTTTGAAGGCTTGTCTAAGGAACTCCAAGCCATTTCAGCCATCGAAAAATTATTCAATGTTTCGGGTTGTTTTTTGTCCCATATGATAAAGCCTTTGTTGTATGGACTTCTTGCCCAAAGTTGTCCAAAGTAATTTCCGCCCCAAATAATTTGATTTTTTGAAACACGAAACAGTTCATTAAAATACTCGTCATCGGGTTTAACATCCCATTGACTGTATTCGTCCATATTAAATTTATGGTCTCCGCCTCGTTTGGTTTTGTTTAAAATTCCATAAGGCGGGTCAACGATTGCGAGGTCAAAATAATTGTCTGGATACCTTGCCATTAACACCATATTATCTTCTCTTGTAATTGTAATCATAGCAAGTTTATTTTTGTGTTGCGAACCTTGAAATTGTTAAATCAGAAATGTTTTTACTAATGTCTTTTCCAAGATTATTGACGATAATAGTGTCAAAATCTTCGTAATCAATTTCTCGTATATTATTATCGATACAGTTGTATAAATACTCGGAAAAAGTATTTGCACGAATGATTACGATTGGACTAGTACGAATGTCTTGAAGTACAGCAGGTACATATCTTGGTGTTACAACGATTGTATAAGCACCACCAATTTTTTCTCGGTGTCCTGCTAATCGTCCAGCGTTTACGCTTGAAAGTTTGTTTTTAGTTGATTTGGCTTCAACAGTAAATTTCTTCTTTCGTGGAATGTATAGACATTCTAAATCTGTATTTCCTGCTCCGCTAATTTTGTTTGCTTCTACGTTGTAGAACATATTAAAACCGTCTGCCAAAGCATCTTCAAAAAGATAGGCTTCTGCTCCATCATTATTGTTTGCATATTGCTCAATAAGTTTTGGAAGATTTAGCAATTCAAATCTGACATCGTCAGTGGCTTCGCCTATTTCAACCAAAAGTGTTCTTGGATAGAAACTGTATATCTCTTTTACAACGTCTAATTTTAAACGTTCAGGGTCGTTGAGCAACAAAGGTTTCTCTAAAAACGAATATTCGTTTTCTAATTGCTCAACTAATGTTTTTAAATTTTCGGGTATTGAAACTTCGTTTTGTGTTATTTTTCGGAAAGTGTTTGTATTGCCGTGTTGTAGTCTTGTAATCACAGATCCGTCTTTTTTGTTCAAAACACCTGCACTCTCAAATAAACTTGATACGTAATAATCCCACTCATAAGCCGAATTTACCAATGCGTGTCGGTCTTCTTGAAATTTTTGAGCGAGTTGCTCATCTGAAAGTGTGCGTAATTCCAATAAATCATTTACTAATTCTTCGTAAGTCGTATTGCTTACTTCTTTCAGAAAAACAACTGAATATGCTACTTCAAAAGCGTAAAGTTTATTTGAAAGTTTTGATTCTGAAAGTAATTTGTAAATCAAACGAAAAGGATAAAGTTGAAAATCTATATCCGTTCCGCTGTGCGGGTGCTGATATTGAACAGCCCAAAGCATCGTAAGAAATATTTTAGCAGTTCTTTCTTTATCCTCGAAGTGTTTCAAAAGCAAGTTGCCAAGCGGACTAAACAAAAATCTATCTTGTCCCTCAACTTTGGCTTGGTAGCCAAACATATAATACGAAAGCTGATTGATTTTGTGATTAATAGCATCAAGTGGTAATTCGGGATTTCGTTCACTGTACAATCCTAATTCACGCAACTTTAAATTTAGTTGTGTTTTTTCGTCTGTGGAAATTCCTGTTTTGGTATATGACTTTAAGAAGTCAGCAACCACACAAAGTTTATCGAAATCACTTGTGTGTCTGTATAAAATCCATTTTTTACTATCAATTCTTAGGGTCATACTATTTGTTTATTTGGGCAACAATGTTTTTAATGAGTAAAGGCGGGATACATTCGCCAATACATTTTCTGATAAGTAATTCAGGTGTATTGTCGGGAATATTCCAATCTTGAGGCAAAGACGATAACAACATCAATTCTAATGGTGTCAAAACTCTTGCATCAGAATAAGTCCCATTTCTCAATTTTCTACCAGGATGCACGTTCAGTTGCGAGCTGATTGCATCATTTCGCATAGTGATTGTCGGTGCAGGTTCATCCCAATTAATTCGTCTGTACGATGTACTGTAACTTTTGATTCTTTCTCCATTTGGTTTTACAGGAAAATATTTTTTGTTTTCAAACGCGGTTTGTCCTGTTGGCGTGTGTTTCATCCATTGAACGTGACTTTCCGAATGTTTTCGAGCAAAGTGCCATTTCACATTTGATTTTTGTCCTGCTTCAATGCTTGGTAAGAAACCAATTTTTTCTTCTACGGTTATCTGTTTTTCAGATTTTGTTGGTTGTCCCCATTTTTTACCTTTTCGATACAATTTTATAATTGCTCTTGTTCGTCTTTGAGCAACACCAAATTCAGCAGAATCATAAATATGTGCTTCAATGTTGTATTCTTTGCCAAAAAGAAGATTTAGAATTTCAACTACTTTTAATTGTTGATTTTCGCATGGTAAAACTAATTTGAAAAATGTTGGAACATTTTCAATTAGCACAAAATCAGGCGATTTTAGTTTAATAAAATCAATGATTTTGAAAACAAGATAATTTCTTTCATCATTGAGCATTTGCTCGATATTTCTGTTTTTGCCTGCAACGCTCATTCCTTGACAAGGCGGTGAAGCAATCAG